AGAGCAATCAGGTACAACACCAAACTCAATGCAATTCATATCTAAATCACCTGAAATATTCTGTAAAAGAGCGCCATTCTACTTTTTGGTCTGTCGATTCTGGGAGTAGCTTTCTGCCTTAGGGCTTTCTCTCTATCTAAGATTCTGTCTTATAATATGATTAGCTATGTTTGAACTCTATCTATCTTTATTCTTCACACTTAACTGGTAGCTTCTGAGCTACTAGTATGCATTGGCTTATTTTAATACGAACAAGATCCTAATTCTTCATCATCAGTCATGATTTCTTCCTCATTTAAGTATTTAGACAGTATCTGGAAGTCTTCATCCCCCGTGTTATCTTCTAATTCACTTATCTTTTCTATTATGATTTCTCTTGTTTTCATAATATATTGATTTATTTCATGATATGTGTAACTAGCATATAAAGTTCTCTCAGAGAGACATAAAGGGTTCTTTGATAGAAAGCTTGCTATTGCTTTATAAACTTCCAATTTCTTTGATCTATCTTGCTCATCTCTTAACTGAACTAGAACTCTTTTCATTTTGCCATCAAGAGCCTGGCCTTTGGGCTTGCATTTAGAAAGTCTTAAGAAGCCCTCCAAGCATTCTGCAATTTCATTTAAAGGATTATCTGATGATAGGTACTCATAATATACAATGGAATAAGCCTTCAATGCTGGCACACTAGAACTGAGCCTGCCCAATCTATCAATAGTGTGGTAACTCATCTTGAAACTGTTCAGCAAGAGTGTTTCAACATCATAACTTGTACCTTTAATCCCTGTGATTAAGAACTTAATTAACTCACTCAGCAATAGAGTGTTAGCTGGGAACAAATACCCTTTCTTCTTTCTCTTTATTTTCATGTCTCTGATTATTCCTTCATACATTTCTTCTTCATCTAATCTCAACATGTCTAAATTAGCTAAACCCTCAAACCCTAGTTCATCAGTGTCAAATTTCAAATTTTCTCCTGATATGACAAACCCATTATCCTTTAAAATGTCTCTAGACAGACTTGACAATTCAATATTTGGTAGAACTAATGTTTTAAAATCATAGCTTCTTTCCATAACATTGTTTTGTAAATCAAATTCATGATAAAATCTCATTCTTGTGCCTACAGATGCATATGTTTTGCTTAAAACGTTTCTCAGGCTAGCTAGATTTAATATAGAATCATTATTATGGCATGTCTCACAAGCTTTGATAAGCTGAATCAAGCCAAGAACATTTAAACCATCTATCTCAATGTGTTTTTTAGTTGCTAAGTTAACCGCAAAATTGCCCACAGCTCTGTAACTTTTGAAGCCTGATGCATCATTTATCATGGAATACTTTAACATCATGAGTGTGTCCTTAAATCCATTCAAATCGTTGGTAAACCTGGTAGTTTTGTCTATTATGGATGAGAATAGAGAACTGTATTCTGACTCAAAGCTATCATATGAGTCTAAAATGCCTTTAAAAAGCTCTATAGTCTGGGAAAACCCATTGCTATCCAAGAACATGCTGTATTCTTCTACGCTTTTGCATTGACCTAACCCTTCAAGACAAGATTCTTGCAATTGTTGCAACAGGTCTTGCAAGGTTTCCCTGATGTCTTCTTCCTCAACATCGTCTATTTGATTTGACAAGTTTTCAAATGTATTTAAAAAAGTTAATGACTTAGCCAGTTGTTCTTTGATTGCACTTATCATTCTCGATTCTGAATCTAATGTTTTGTACATCTCAGAAAAACATTCCCCTGGATCTGGTTTCCTCAAAGTCACAGTTTTCTGGTTTTCAATAATTTCCCATAAATCTGAATCCACATTCTCATATTTAATATTAATTACCATTTTGACATTCTCCATCTTTATCTGCCTTGGAGTGGCATTGACTTTGACAATCATTTTGTTGTCAGATGTCATCCTTAAGCATGCTTGTCCAGGTTCTAAATATGTAGTCTGTGGCAATTTAGACTTTACAATGTTAGATTTGTCCAACATGTATTTGTGAAGCAATTTTTCTATGCTTTCTTTATACGTATCATAAAGATGGTTCCTTTCATTCAGAATGCTGAAAGGTGTTTTCAAAGAAACTGAGATATCCTGGTCTGATGCCATCAGTTGGACATAGCAATTCTGTGTCATGATACCAGTTTTGTACACGGTACCAGAGACGTAATTTCCCATTTCATCTTGCTCTTCAGTCCTAACATATCTAACATCACTCCTTCTGATATATCTTATGACAAATTCTAATGTCTTCTCACTACACAATCCCATATTATAAAGCCAAACAATCTGCTTTTGGATTGTATTCAACTCACTGTTGTGCGAGAGAATAACATTTGATACAGTGAACCTACCTGCTGTTGAGGAGTTGATCCTGGTCATCTTTTTCTCTATACTATCCCATATAGGAGCACTGTCTAAGCACACATTCTTAAGTATTTCTCTCATTGTCTCCATTTTGATAGAAGGAAACAATGCCTGAAGCTTGTCTGATATATAAACTGCAGTATCCAATATTTTTTCTAAATTCAGATCTTGCTGAGCACTCACAATTGCTCGAACAGTTCTGTCTAGCTTGTAGCTTGCATTAGATATAAAATGATATGAATCATCCTTGCTATAAATTGTTGAAAGAAGAGCCAAAGTGTTAGATACAAACCCTTTGCCCAGGTTAAATTTAGAATAAAAGGGAAAGTTTTTCCGAGAAAAGCATGTGTTAATAGCCAACAATTTGTTTTGAGCTGCAATCATGTAATTGCATGTTCTTACCAGTCTCTGACAATGATCTGCATTCTGAAATTGGGAGGTTTCGAAAACTTCTTTACATGAGATGAATGTCTTAACATCGTCCAACACCAAATTGTCACCGAAAGTGCTTGTCAGTATAGAGATACTATCATCGGTTAAAGGGATGTTCTTTAGTCCCAGACTCTCTATATAATTAGCACCATACACTGAGAACATTATGACCAGTCCAGGAGATCCTTCTATCACAGGAATCCATTTCTCTGTCTGAAACCACCTAAAGTTATAATTGTCTCTCCTTCTCGATTCACAAGGATGCAAGCTATCTAAAACTGGGAAAAGCATGCTAAAATTTACATCTTTGACGACTAACTGTATGCATGTTTTAAATGAACTGTAAGACTCTGAGCTAAATACACTCATCTCTTTGATCTTACTTATCATGTTCTCTTCATAAGTCATTTTTTGCATTGAATCAAAACTAACAAATGTTCTTGCTTTAGATCTTAATATCCTGTCTAAAGCCAGTTTCTCTGTTGATTGGCTAGATAACTGATTCCGCTTGGATGGGCTAGTGTACATAAACAGCTGGCCTAGTAAGAAGTCTCTATCATTCAGAGGTGCTATTAGTATAGTTTCAGGATTCTCAATCATTATCTGATGAACTTGTTCCATCTCTTGCCTAGATGCATAACTTTGAACATATGCTTCGTCCAGTAGTAAAGAATCCTCATCACACCTCACTTTTTCAAACACACTTTTGAGGTTTTCATTCTTTTTTAAATTAGGGTAAATCAAACAAAAATCTTTGTAACTTGACATCTTCATTAAGGCGTTTTCATTGATAAATTGGGGCAACTTTATGATCTGTGTTAGCATGGTTTGGAATTTCATCCCTACAGTTAAGACATCTGAGTCTTCGGAGATGGAGGATTTTTCAAAGAGATTAGTCAAGAATATCATTTTCTTGTCTCTGTCTTCTAGAGTATCATTTTTTACTCTCTTCTCTAACTCATCGAACCTAGCTCTAAGATAGAGATTTGTTGTGATCTTGTCCTTTAGTTCACCAAATTCTCCTCCTCTCAAGAACTCCTTGATAACACCATAGTACACTAGCTGATCATTTGAGGATGGTCCCAAAATAGACAGTGCTTCAATTGGTGCAGTTAACCACCCACCAATACTTATTGGGATTTCGTTAGGCTTTAGACTTACATTCAAATTGGAGAACATAGTTAAGCTATCATTCACTTCACCTGGAAGCATGGAATAAAGGCTAAGCGATTGAGTTTGCACAGCTCCGTAGGCAAATGGTATAACTTCGTTCGGGCAACCTTTCCTTAATAACATGGTTATATGAATGCTCAATGACATAAGGTCATCGAAATAACTGATATGTGAAGATTCTGTGCAACAATTAGCCAGATGTCTACAATAAAGAGGTATAATTGCTCCATTTACTATCCTCTCTGATATAAACTCCACTTCAGAAGATGAGGCATAGCTTTTCTTAGGATTTAATGTAATACAAAAACTTTTAAAATGCTCTTCTATACTACGGAATAACATCTCTGGCAATGATTGACTGTTAAAACACTCTAGCATTTTATCAACTTCCCCATGAGCAATAATTGATGTAGCATTGTCATCTGAATGGACTATCCATCTAGTTTGGAATTGGCACTCTTTGTAACTTTTCAATGATTTGTGGTATGCATTCATAGCACAAGAGTGATAAACTGAAGATAAGTAATTCAAATTCCCTTGAAGCCAATTCATACTCACAGGATACACATTTGTTTTCAGACCTTTAGTTAAAAGGCCAATAGCAGTTTCATTTTGTCCAAAAACAGACTGAGATTTCTGTAAATTAAGGAAAATGTCTGTAGGTATGCATACTTTCTTTAGCTTCACATACATCATCAAACATTCTGTCATCAATGTGGCCTCTCCACAAGTCAGCACAGGATTCATCAAAATAGCCAATATATATTTATATGTCAGGTCTGATGCAGACCATTTTGATTGATCTGCAGAAAGAAAGGCCAAGCGGGATTTTGAAGAACTTGTTTTCAGTATATCATTATATGAAGTGATTGTGTCTAATGATAGCATTGACAAAGCTCTTATCTTGTTGTCTCCGCTGACAGATATAGCTTCACTAGGGTCACTTTGAGCCACATGTTTGAATGTGTGCTCTATAAAATACAACATCATTTTCACTTTCATGCTCATGAGGTATATCTCCCTATCTGTTTTTGTTCTTTGCATTTTCTCAAAAACAGAAACAAGGAAATCTATAGAATCAGTTGCATTCTTTGCTTTAGTTAAGACAAACTCAAGCATTTGAAGGAATGTGTGTTTTTTCCCTTCCATTCCTTTACCCAAATTCATGATTGAGTCCATATCGACTTCTGTTATGTTATGAAACTGTTTTACCAAATCATATAATTCCTCAGAGACTTTCTTAGATTTTAAAACTGTAATTGTGTTCTTGTAATGCAGTTTTGTTTTAAGATATGTTTCAACAGTGAAGGGGTGATTGTTTCTAATAAACTTAGAAGTCATTGACTTGCCTATAGAAATTTCTTTGCTTGCAGCAATTTCTTTTACTTTGTTTAAAAGACTAAAGGAATCAACAAGATTGTCATCAAAAAACTCCAGAAGCCTGTTTTTGTCTTCATAGTATGTCCTCAAAAGGCCTTTAACAACTGCAACGCTAGTGCTGCTGTTTGATGATTCTTCACCTAATCTATATGCTTCTAAGTTCTCAATTATGTCTTTTGAGCTAATTATGTTTGATTGAGAACATTTCTTAGAAGATTTAAGAGTAGGGATCTTATGACAAGGTTGCAAGAAATCTTCTCTGTTTTCGATTTCGGTCCTCATCAAACCTATGTTTGTTATATTCTCCACATAATAATCTGATAGAGCTTTAAGATTTAAAACACCGTCTATTGAAAACAGACCAGAATCTTGAAACATCTTTTGTTTCGGAATGATATCTTCTGAGAGATTGAAACCCATTTCTTTCCTGAACTTGAGCTCCCACTCTGCAGGGACATTCAACAAGTTGGTTAAATTGTGAACATGATTATGCAATGATTTGGGCATCATATAGATAGCTAGATAAACATTGTTATACAGGTCTTCTAGAGTTAGGAGTGTTGAACCTGTTATAGGACATTTTATATTCAGATCAGTGATACCTCCTATAACATCATTTTCATGATCTATTACAACAGGTTTAGCACTTGAGCTCAGATTTAAGTTTTCCATCTTGAACAAAAGTTTCTTGATCCCAGACACAAAAAACATATCGGCAACATTTGTAATATCAGGATCAAACTTGTCTCTTATGTATTCTTTTATGTTGGAATAATCAGAAAGAGGCAAAAATCCTGCATACCTCATAAAGTCAAAAATGCCCATCCTACTCAGTTTAGTTACAGTCCCTATCAACACTGATGAAAATACAATATTCCTCAGTATTTGCTTCACAGGCAGATTCATAGATAGTGTGTTAACTTCATCTATATCTCTAGTTTTAAGCCACTTATCAAGTTCACTGGCTTTTTTGCAGAACTGAGCAAAGCAAACTGGAACCTTGCTAGGTGACTTAAAGAGACTTAAGAGTCTTACTTGGTTTAATCTTTGAGGCCTCATGATGTATAACACTTTATCTCCTGTCTTAAAATAACTGTAAATTTCTTTAGTGTAACAGATGTTAAATGACTCAGCCATGTCTCCATCAACAAGATGAATTGCTATATAAGGAACACCCGACCCTCCTGTGTTCATACCATCACCTTTAAAAGCTAATAGAATCATGCTTGTATTAGAGGTAGTTAGAATTTTGAAACTTTCTTTTGTCATGTATCTGTCGGCAACCATCAAACCCTTTGAGAATTGCATCATGTCCTCTGAATAATTGTAAATGGCAAGATCATTGCAAAGCTTATTTATCTTCTTACAACATTGCATCTCCCCTTTTATAATAGAATCTTGAGTGTAGAGAGTTTCTGGGTTTTTTGTGTAGTTGTTATAAACAGTTGCAACTTTCCCTTCTTCTCTCAAATCTCCATTGTGTAACACAAACAGTGAATCCCTTATTTTCTCACACCAACTTAAACTTTCTTCATTGTCATGTCTGATTAATATTTTAGAGTGAGTGTATGATCCAAGATCTAAGCTGGAATAGTCGTCATTAGGATCAGCTTGCCTTTGGGATGTATCATACTCCAATCCTAAAGTAATTTTTGATTTTAGTTCTTCTCTTTTTTGGACTTTCTGCTTTTTACCCATCCCTATGTTCATGCAGCTGAGACCTCTGTAATATACAGCTTTGTCCTCTTTTGCACAATCTCTTATGCTGAACTCATTTTTATTTCTTGTTAAACATCCATTGAATGATTGCCACTCTTGAGCTTTTTTTGTTCTGCCAGCTTTGATACCTCCAGTGTTAATGTCAATCTCATCTTCTAAACTTTCTTTGATCATAGATGTTGTATTGCAGCTTAGTTTAGTCAAGCATAAATCAACCAAATTTGTTATATTCCTAGCTTTGTTTGCCTGATCTTGAATGCTGCCATAAGCACAATTGTATGTTATCTTGGCTACACTTTTGAAAGCATTTCTAAACAATTGTATAACTGAATTGTTGTAATCATATATTTTGTCCACTTCTATTGTCTCAAAGCTAGGAGACCAAGTCAAAGAGAAATTGGTTTTTGTCTCTGAAAGATTCGACGTGAAGCAACCTGGATACTTTGCCTCATATTCTTGGGCATTCATGTTAAATGCTGCAGTGATGTTTGGTATAGTTTTTTCTTTTGATTTTTTCTGTGCAACCCTTTCTATAATCTTTTTTAGATGCCCTTCATATAATGAATCCCATTTTGGTTTTGAGGCTAGAAGATGATCTTTGAGCACGGCGATGTTTTCCTTAGGTCGTACATGCATACTTAAGCAACACTCACAATATCCACGGAACCTGTCAGCAATGTGTTGATCATTCATTGTCTCTATATGGAAGCAAAAGTTCCCAAAGAGAAAATGTACAACTTCTTCTTTAGGGAAGTCTTCTGTAGATATATAATTTATTATTGATTCTAAGTCTTCAGAGTAAGCAGCTTCCATTGGATGCCTCTCTTTATATTTAGATGTCCAATGACTGAAGAATATGTCTTTAGATCCAAAATCATCCCCGATTATAGATCTAAACTCCAGTTTCAACTTCTGAGTGTTAGCATAAAAGTTTCGGATTATTGATGGAGTTGTGCCAGATATTTGACCTGCATAATCAGCACTAACCAGCCTGGAATTCCTTGCATGTTTAACTCTGTTCCCATGAAGAGCAGAAGGCGAATCCTCAAATTTACCCAAAACTCTACTCGTTGTGGCTGTTATAGGCATGTTTCCCATTGGCTTCAATGTTACTATTGTTATAAAGATAGGACAATATTCAAGCAAAAGCTCATCATTTATTTTAATATCTTTTAAAGATTTCCAGATATTCTTGTAATATTTCTCTGTGGTTTTGGTTTCTGTCTTGGCATCTACTGATATTTTCCAATCATACAGCATTAAGCACAAGTTGCCTCCTTTATGATCTTTATAGATAACATAATTGTCTGGTGTAGCATTGATGGCTACATATTCGATATTTAATCTAGCAAGATCTTCATCAGATATCTTATTAGGGCAGCTCTTTTTGTTAAGCTCACTGAAATAATCTCTTATAGCATGCTCTAGTTCCACTTCTGTTCTGTGTTTAGGTTTTAAGTGAAGATGTCTTGATATAAGTTCACCAAAGATGTCATGTCTAGCTAGCTCTGTAGCAAGATATTTTTGTTCTAGTAATGTGACATCATCATTTATCTTCTTGAAATCAACAGTAGCCAATCCACTGTTTAGGCCCTCACCGTCTTGGCATATTTTGGCAAGAAGTTCTCTCATAGATTCATAATTCTTAGCATTGTTGTTGATAATGATATCTTCTGCAATCTCCTCACTGTTGTATTTGTGGAGATCGTTGGCAAGATCTAAGTTAGAGCCAATACAATCCTCTATTGTCCTCAGTAGAGTCCCCCCGTTGTCTATTAAAGATCGTATTTTTTGTGTATTCATTGTTTAGAGAAAAATAGTTGTTACCTGATTGCTCT